ATAATCATGCCCAATTCGACTTTCAGTGCCCTTATCCGCATTGCCCTAATTTCTTCAAGAATAATCCTGATCGAAACCCACCTCTGAAACTTTGGCAAAAACATTGGACTCTCAAACACCCTCAAAATACCACTCATGCAAAACTTCTCATGCCTCCCGTGCGTACTCTCCGATTTACTGTTACTCATCTTCGCGAAAAACCTTTCTCTGCTATGTTTCCTCTAAGGCATATCTACAAATATCACCTTGCCGAAAATGACACTTCAAATCTTGACGAAAATTGGCGACCAAATGAACCTCCCTTTTATTTTTCTCCTGACCCGATTAAATTGCCTTATCGTAAACGCCGACAAATTCAAAAACGAATCGAACGACAAAATAATCTCGACCGTCTTCGTAAAATATTCAAGCCTCTTGACATTATGTCATCTTATATCGACTCCGCAATTGCGGAACTCAAAGCTAAATATTCTACGACTCCTCGACCTCGACAACCCAAGATTATCATTACTCCTCCTTCGCATCCCCACCGATTTAAAACTCGCGATATCCAAAAACGACAAAAACGAAAACGTCAACTTTCCCTAGAACGCCTTGATGCCCTTATCTCTACTTTCACCGTTAATGATTTCGGACCTCAATATCTTTCACCTCGACTTCAAAAACGCCTTCGAATTAAACGAAACTTTATTCGCAAAACCGAAATCGACTCTCAGCCAAAAGAACGAATTTTCGAAACCCTTGCCGCCGGACCGCCTGAAGCTGAAATTGCCGAAATCGCCACTATTGATATGACTAAACCTTCGACCAAACCGAAACCAAAAAAGGACTCTCCCTCTTGGCTTGCCAAAACTTTCTCATCTACCACTGGAATTACTCCTAAACATGCTGAACAGACATCTGAAGTGCTTGAATCCTTGACTAAAATGCTTAACGAAAATGATAAGACGTCACTTCTTTCCGGAATGAAAGAATCTATTGCGTCCATAACAGCAACTAATAAGCATCTT